TTTAAGCTCACTTCTCATCCAGTCGGTTAGTGTTTGACCTACCTGGAGATAAACAGTCTTAGAACGGGAGGTCATCTGGCATAGGCATTGGTTCATTGACTGGAGATGTAGCCTCACCTTGCACCTTCCATGCATCAAGTGTGTTGTAATACTTACCGTTGTACTCTCTACCTCTGACATTGAATGATACTGTGACCTCTTGACCTTGACCATACGGTGCTATGATATCCATCTTGTCATTGACTGTCTGGAAGATTACCTCTTGAGGATACTTGTCTGCTGTAGTGATCACAAACTCTCTCACTGAGAACTTGTCACTGATGACCTTGACTGAATTAATGAGCTTGATAGCTCCTTTGATTGTTAATTCTGACATTATTTAAAATTTAATTGTTAATAAGCCCCATGCTAAATTTAACTCTCTACGTTGCTGGGGCTGTGCAACCTTAGTACTTTCAATAAATTCTTTCTCTTTGCCTTGAGGAACAATAGTGACTGTGCCTTTCATAGCATCCTTGATGTAGTGTGGTGGTCGTGTTGTAAGTTCACAAGCCCTACTTTCAAATGGCAGTGTTATTTGTTTAATGTCCTTATGACCTTTACGTTTTGGATATTCATAAGTCATGTATTTGTGAAAGTAATTTTTAGCCACTGTGTTTATATGAACATCTGATTCACCATTGAATATCTTATTACCTCTTTTTACAATAAGACTAATGTCTCCCCATCTATATAATTTATGGTTTTTAGCTGTTTTTGCAACTGGCTTATTCACAACACCATTACTATCTGTAACATCAAGCAAAAAATCTCTAAATATTTGCCAAGTCATCTCATCTTTTCTATAGACATCTTTAGATACTTTCATTATTTATTGTTTAAAAGATTTATATATTGTGAATAGTATTCTGAGCAATGGATCAACCGTTCCTTAATTTGCTCTTCAAGTGCCTCATCTCTCTCATATCTCACTACTGTTATACGCTTGGCTGGATCAATGTGGTCAACTCTGTGGATAGACAGGTTATCCCACTCAGTTAGTAGCTCATCTGGTGTTGTGTACATGGTGTAGACTAACTCAAAGGCTGGCTTGTCATACAGCCACATATATGCACGTCCTTGCCATTCGTACCCACTTGCATCACCTTCTGATGGTGTAGCAGGGAAGGTCTCTAATGACCATGAGCTCTTGATGTCAATGATACTGTCATCTGTTATGATGTCACAGCATCCAGTCATGTACTCATTAGAGAGTCTGAGCTCGTTCTTAGTGTACTGAGTGAACCGTACTGAGTTCAGTAGGTCAATGCCGTTCTGCTCCCAGTCAGTACCCTTGATCATTGGCTTAGTCTTGATCTCTGTGTGGTATCCATAGAAGTCCTGCTTAGCTATCTTGCGTATCTCTGACTTTGTAGTCTCAGATAGTACCTCTGACTTACTCCTTGAGTTGGTCATTAGGTTGCCTAGTTGTGATGCTCTCCACTTCATAGTCTTGCCTCCTGTTCTTTAGTAAGTGAGAACTGATCCTTTAACTTCTCAAGTGAGTAAGTGCCTGCCTCAATAGACTTAAGTGCTCCATCAAGTCGCTCATCAGTGATAGGTGGCTTGGTTGGTGTTGACTTACTTGCAGATGCACCATCGTCATCTACTGCCTGTAATGATAGAGTTGACTGTAGGGTGTACCTTCTATAGTAAGTGATGGCACTACCTTGCTGCTGTGGGTTTAGTCCTTGAGGCAGCTCCATACAAGACTCAACCTTTGCACCTGAGTCAATGTCTATAATCTGAGTGCATACACTATTGCCCTGTATAGGTTGCAACAGTAGTAAGCCGTTCTCAAGTAGAATAGGCTCAACTGCCTCAATGATTGCATTCAAGTCAGCGTATGACTTCTTGAAGTGTGGGTTGTTAGCGTTCTTGGTAACCTTACCAATTGCTAACTTAGCTCTGTGGAGCTTTTGGTGGAAGGACAGTGTTGCCTCTTCGTTTGCCTGTCTGATTTTCTCAGATGAGCTGATTAATTGCTTTTCCATAAATTGATTATTTTCGTCAAAGTTAATAAAGTTTTGCATATATGACAAATAAAGTTATTAACATTTGTATGTTAGTTCCTCTCCAGTCAGTGCAAAGTATAGATTTTCAAGTTGATGAACGTATTCATTATTACCTATTCTTAATACATGACCATCAACTTTAATTAGAAAATAATTAAAAAATCCTAACTCAACACCAAAATCACCTTTCATAAATACTCTATCACTAACTTGTTTGAAACCTAATTTTAATAATACATTCTCATCAAGCTCAAGAGCCTGATAAAAATCATCAATTTCATCATCTAATAAGCTCTCAATATCCTCTAAGTTTATAAGTCCTATCTTATAAGTGCCATCTCCCATCTCTACTTTGTAGGTGTTACCTAATCTAATCTCGTGTGAATCTAATGTCATAATTTAATCTATTTCGTTATTTATACCCTTAACAGCACATTTGTACTTCTTTCTCAGATGCTTTAGCTTGACCTTGAACTTTGGCATTTTTAGTTTGATTCTCATATCCCTTCTGTAAATTGTTCATACCACACCACAAACTCATCAAACGACCTTACAATGATATACACCCCTCCTGCACGTTCAATGGATGCTTGATACTCCTTTTGCACCTGTGACTGTACATCCTTTCCGTACTTGATCTCTATCTTAACTGACCTCCCTCTAATGGTAGATGAGATGTCAGCAGTGCCCTTAGTAGATTGTCCTGGTGTCCACTTGCCAGGCAGCTGTTTATGGTAAGCAATCTCACCAGTGCCTACTTGTATCTTAGCTCCCTCCCTGTACTGACCTTGAGAACTTATTCGCTCAGCTTGACCTCCTTTGTAGGTGATGTAAGCAATCACACACTTGGTCAGTGCGTTGGCTGAGTTATCACTCCACTTAGTGAAGGCCATGTACTTCTCATCCAGTGATGGATACTTAAGTCTCAAGTCCTTCAGCTCAAGTGCTTTGAGTAGTTGTTGGTTTGTTTTGTTCATTTGATTGGTGGGTTGCCGATTATACAATCGTAAGTTATCTTATCAAGCACCTTTTTAGGGGTGTAGTACACAGGTTGAATTGTCAAGTGCTGTGCTGCTGTAATTAAAAAATTCATATAAATAGTTTAGTTTGTGATGTATGGTTGTTTATTCTCTGCATAGCCTTATCAAAGTACTCCTTATCCAGTTCACAGGCTGTCAAGTAAAAGCCGTAGTCATGGCAGGCTATTGCTATTGAGCCACTGCCTAAGTGAGTATCAAGTATCTTATCATTTGGTTTGGCATATTTGTCAAGGAGCCATTTGTAAAGTGCAACTGGTTTTTGGGTTGGGTGCATACTTCCACCTTCCCACATTATTTGATGTTGTATTTGTTTTTTACTGTCATAAACTTTGCCGTTAATATCAAATGAAGTCCACAAATACTCGGCTTCTGCAAAGTTTGGAGCAGGGTTATTTTTTATCCAGCATACAAAACTTTTATTTGAGTAAAGGTGTTCCATAAAATAATTTGCCCCACACACAATTTGATTTTTAGATACTCTCATTAGTTCTTGCCAATATTCAGCAGTAGGTGTTTGGCTATCCCATTGCTTTCCTGCCTTTTGAAATTTACGCCTTGAATGTAATCCTACACCCATACTTGCATTTATCCCATAAGGCGGGTCTACTATTGCCAAATCAAAGTAGTTATCTGGATAGCGAGCCATGAGCTCCATGTTATCCTCGTTAGTGATTGTCATTATCTATCTTTTTAACCCATTTATAAATACATTCTCTTGATACATCTAATAGATCAGCCACACTGACCTTGTTTAGTTTTTTGTTAGCTTGATACATCACCTTGAACTTGTCAAATTTACTCTTACCAGGATCGTTTTTAATCACATCTTTTAGCTCTCTTTTTTCTGCAGATTCTATCTTGACCTTCTTACTCATGTTGATAAAGTAGTGAGACAGTTTCTCAGCTCTCAACATAGATGGCTCCATTAGAGTGCCGTAAAAATACTCTCCTGGTTGATCGTATGCCCACAAAGAATTGATTAACATAGCGAACCTTGGGATGTAGCTCTTCTGTTTAGGTAGCATTGACTTCATA